CTTTGGCTCTGAGGTATTCACTCGTGTTGAGGTGAGAGACATTACGCACGAAGAGCGCAAAAAGCTTGAGTATCACTACTATGGCGTTGACTGGGGCTTCTCACAGGATCCATTCGCCTGGGTCAAGATTGCCTATGATGCAAAGACCCGCACGCTTTACATCCTGGATGAGTTCGTAAAGTGTGGACTCTCAAACCAAGACACGGCAGAGCTCGTAAGCGAGAAGCTGGGTAATGCGCTCAAAGACGGTGAAGACATCATTGAAGACGCTGAGCCCTATGCAACGGTGTGGTGTGACTCTGCAGAGCCAAAAAGTATTGCTGACTTTAAGGCTAATGGCATTAACGCTCGCGGTGCTCTCAAGACAGGAGCGCACAACATCCACAACTCAATCAAGTGGCTGCAATACCGCACAAAGATTGTCATTGATTCCAGCTGCACAACTGCAGCACGTGAGTTCAGCAATTACTCATATGTGATGACAAAGGATAACCAGCTTACAGGGCAGTTGCCAGACGTTGACAACCACACTATCGACGCTGTGCGTTATGCGTGTATGACGCTTATCAATGACAGAAGCTTGACGTAAGAGAAGGGGTCTCACCTTGTCAAAGATTACTATTCAGAAGCCAGAATGGGCACTCAGATACCTAAAGAAGCGTGGCTTTACACCTGACACCTCAATGGACAAGTTCCAGCAGCTGTGGTGGGGCTGGTTCACGCATGATAATGAGTACTACAAGCAGCCTTACATCATCAACAACGGTGCTGACTCATATGACAGGCTCTCAATTAGTCCAGCTTCAATGGTTGCAAGCGAGATTCCAAGTCTGATCATGAACGAAGGCACAATACTTTCAAGCTCTGAAGACGCAGTAAATGACTGGCTAGAGCGCACGATTCCTAACTTTGTTGATGAGCAAGCAGAGTTCATCAGTACCGTGTTTGCACTAGGTGTTGGCGCATGGGTAGCCAACTTCCATGGATACGAGGGCAACGTCTCAACCAGTATTGACTCTATGAAAGCGTGGCAGATTATCCCGCTTCTAGGTGATGGCTGTGCATTCATCTCCAAGGTGACTGTGAACTCTAAGCTTTACGACCAGTTGCAGCTTAGATACTTCAATCAAGAGACACAATCTCACGTGGTGGAGACGCTGCTCTTTAACTCGCAGAACCGCATTACTCCTGTTGAAGTTGAAGGTATTACTGGCTTTGTCGATACCAAGCAACCACTACCAACCTATGCGCTTGTTAAGCCGGCTAAGTACAACGCTCATGACGAGCTCACACCGCTTGGCTCGTCAGTCATTGAGGATATCTGCGACTCCTGCAGGCTGGTAGACGAAGCATTCAATCAGATGTATTGGCAGGTAAGGGTTTCACTGCCAAAGATGGTTGTAGATGAGCAAGCCATTGTGCGTGACAGCAAAGGCAAGGCAAAGTTTGTAAACACCATGGACCAGATTATGTTTGCACCAATCTCTGCTGGTATTAGTGCAGAGTCACCTATGACGGTCTACAACCCTGACACACACATTGATGACATGGTTACCGCATTCAACAATGCTCTTGCTGTCTTGGGCTTTAGAACTGGCTTTGGTGCAGGGTATTGGTCATTCACACTGGGACAAGGACTCAAGACGGCAACAGAGGTTGTCAGCACTAATGCAACGCTTATCAGGACTATCAGAAAGCATGAGCACTCCATTGAGAACTCCGTAAGAGATCTTGTCCAGGGAGCATTTGCTGCTGAGTGCGCAATGAACGGCTACAAGGTAGATGAGCCTGCGCCGGTTGACATCTTATGGGATGACTCGGTTATCTCAGACGATAAGGCAGACCGAGACATGATGAAGGATGACATTGCGCGTGGTCTTTGCCCAAAGTGGAAGTACCTCGTCAAGTACCAAGGCATGAGTGAGGAAGACGCAAAGGCATTTACCAGCGAGACTGATGGTGTCGCACTTGATGCAGAACTTGGTGAGTAGCTGTGAAACCGACTGAAGAAATCGCTGTGCGTCTCGTAGGGGGCGCACAGTCTGCTTATGTACAGGAACTCTCATACTTCTTTTTGAACCTGCTTGATGAGGTAGTGCGCACCAATGGTGCCGTTATCAGAGGTAGAGAGATTGCAGACTTTGAGCGTCTCTCTAGGCTCTCTCGTGAGGAAGCTCTCGCGATCTACTACAAGTACCGTCCAGCTATCGACAAGCAGACGCGTGAGGTCCTAAAGAACGCACTCAAAAAGACTGATGACGTACTCGTGGGGCAGTTTGTGCGAGCGATGGGCTCACGCCGTCACATGACTAACCTCGCAACTATTATCGCTGCTCAGACAGCGCAAGGTATGAATGAGGTTCTTGAGCGTCAGAACATTGCACTTGCTAAGGACCAAGCAGCACTGTGGTATGACGTAACCGCTGAAGCAATCGCCCGTCACCAAGCGGGAGAGCCAACACGAGCTGTTATGGAGCGTGGCGTTACACGACTTGCCAACTCTGGACTAGAGACCATTGACTACATCAGTGGCACTAAGACAACCATTGACGCAGCTCTCAGACGCCACATTGTTTCCCAGGCTAACCAAGCAAGAAACCGCCTTCTCATGCAACGTATGGATGAGTGGGAGTGGGACTTGGTCTTTGTTGACGCTCACTTTGGAGCACGCCCAAGCCATGCAGAATGGCAAGGCAAAGTGTATTCCAGAAGTGGCAGGAGCACTGAGTATCCCCCTCTTGTCGAGTCAACCGGATACGGCACCGTGACAGGTCTCTGTGGAGCTAACTGTGTTGTTGGTGACACGAAAGTATCAGGTCCTAACGCTTTAGCAGCCTATAGGCGTAAGTATTCCGGGGAGATTGTCACAATACGGACGGCACTCGGCCATAACCTTACTGTCACCCCAAATCACCCAATACTTACCCCTCATGGATGGGTTGCTGCAAATAAGCTTAGCAAGGGAGACTATGTATTTAGCCGTGTCAATAGTGACGGGATGCCACTTGGTGTTAGACCAAACAAGTATGAGAGAGAACCCTCTATCAAGAATGAGTTTAACGCGCTCGGGGATACGTTCGGCGTCAACTCCTTTCTTGGGTCTACCACTGATTTCCACAACGACGGAATCAAAAATCAAAATGTCGACATTGTATTTGTCGATAGCAAATTGATGAGAGACGCTGACTCCAAGGCTCTTAAACATTTCTCCGAGGCGAGCCTCTTCAATGCTTCCAGGTTTTCCAATATTAGCTTTGGTTCTAGCTCTCTTACAAAGGTCAGCATGTGTTTTCCTACTACCTCTTACGGCGTCTTGTGCATGTTTACAAAGAGCCCTTCTCTCTTCCAGAGAACATCTCGCCATTCTAGTTTTGGTAGCCATTCGCCTATCTTGCGGGAGAACTCCACGTTCCTTAAGCCTATTAGTAATCATCGTTTGGGAAACACCAAGCTGCTCGGCGATAACAGTTTTATTGAACCCTTTATTCCAAAGATCAACGACACGTTCGATATCAACACTCTTCTTACGTCTATCGGTCTTCAAGCCAAGAGCTTTGAGTTCGCTGGCGATAATCCTATCCCGGCATCTGAAATGCTTTCTCATAGTTCTGAAAGAAGCCCCTTCATTGTAGAGCCTGATGAGATCATCAGTGTTGATACTCGGATGTGGTCTGGGCATGTATACAACCTTTCAACAGAAAATGCCTGGTATTTTGCTAATTCTATTGTAACACATAACTGTTACCACTACATGACACCGTATGTCCCTGGATACTCACAACTTCCAGATATGGACTACTCAGAGCAAGAGCGCATCACAGGCATGACCAGTGACGAGTACTACGCAGCCACACAGAAGCAACGTAGATATGAACGTCTCATTAGAGCTCAGAAAAGAGAGATCGCTTACCTTCAAGAGGTAAGAGCAGACGCAGTAAAGCAGCGCATTAGGCTTGGTGAACTGCAAGACAAGCTGCGTCAGTTCACGCATGACAATCATCTGCGCCGTGACTATGAGCGTGAGCGTGCCTGGGCAGTTAACAAGCAGCCTAGAGCGTTGAAAGCACCGCAAACATATACGGCTAGCGCAATTACAACAAGCAGTGAGTTTGCCAGTAATAGCTGGAGCTTTACGAAAGAGTATGGCGCAATTTTAGACAAAGATGGCAATGTAATTGGAGATGTCATCACAGGCAGAGGAACTTCCATTACTTTTATCTTGCCTGAAGGTTATAAATGGGAAGACCTGCAAGCCACGCACACTCACCCTCATGAGTATGGCGGTACTTTCTCAACAGGAGCGGATGGCACAGGTGATATATACCATCTAACACATGCAAATTTGATATCGCATACAGCTATTTGCCATGAGGGAACGTACCACATTGAGCGAACAGAAGACTCAAAGCCAATGGAGTTTTATGACGCTGCAAGAGCTGCTGAACTTAAAGCTGAAGAGGATGCTTTTGACATTGTTTATGACTGGGCTGAGAAAGAAGGAAAGACACCATTTAATGGCTTCCCACAAAGCAAGCTCAATGAGATGCAAAGAGAGGAAAAAGCTAAATTGATGCATAAATGGTTTTCTGAGAATGCTAAAATATATGGGTACACCTATTCGTTTATGGCAGCTGGAGAATAGAATGCAAGAAGCATATGTTTTAACGCCTATCATGGTTCATTCAACTCCAGATGATTGGGTTGAAAGAATTGCCAAGCGTAAAGATGAAAAAGACTTGAGGAAAATTGCTCAAGGATTTCTCGCTCCAAAAGACTTTGAGAAGTGGCTCAAACGCCACCCAGAATATAAAGCTTAACTCCTAACCCCGCCACAAGCGGGGTTTTCTTTTAGCTGTTAACACTCACAGACAATTCTTTCAGCGCAGGAAAAGGACCTGCGATTGACTGAAAGGATTTGGTCTATGCATCGTAATGGATCTCCTGCACCAGACGAGGTAACAGAGGAGAAGAAAGACTCTGACACCCAAGACTCTACGCAGGAAAACCAGTCCCAGGACCAAGTAGCAGAAGAGGAAGCATCTTCCCAGGACTCTGCTGCAAGCGAGGACACAAGCGCAAACGTAAACACCCACAAGCTAGAGCGTGACTTGGCTAACCGTGAGAAGCGCATTAAAGAGCTGGAAGCAGAGCTTGCAGAGTCGAAGAAGTCTATGGCTTCTTCTGATGAGCGTATCTCTGCCATCGAGAAACAGCTCAAAGACTCACAGGAAGCTAAGGAGAAAGCGGAAGTTGAAGCAAAGCTTACTTCTGCTGGCTGCATTGACTTGGAGCTTGGTAGGGCTGCTCTGGCTGCTCTAGAAGGTGACGTTGCCAAGCTGAAAGAAGCTAAACCATATCTCTTCCAGTCTGAGCCAAAGAGCGTGAACACTACCGGCAAGCCCGCTGGTAGCTCTTCTGGCATTGCTCGCAACATTAAGGAAGGACTTGGAAAATAATGATTAACCTCGCTACCCTTGCAACAAACTCTGGCGATAAGCTCACACAGGGCTTCATCAATGAGCTTGTCACCGACAACTACCTGCTCGGTGCACTCACCTTTGACAACTGCATGAATGCTTCTGGCACTTCTGACTTGGTCTACGGCTATAAGCGCGTAAAGACCCCATCTTCCGCTGCATTCCGTGCACTTGGTACTGAGCCAGTCGCATCTGAGCCAACTGTTGAGAAGAAGACTACCACCCTTGGTATTCTCGGCTCTACGTTCCAGATGGACCGTGTTGCCAAGGCTGCTGCAGATGACCTCTACGAGATGTATCTGGAGCAGGCTAAGGACGCAGTCTCCCGCAAGTTCAACGCAAGCATCTTTGCTCCTACCAAGGACGCAAACGGCTTTGACGGTCTTGCAGCTGCTCTGAAGACTACCTCTACTGAGATGACCTCTAAGACTGATGTCAAGGTCACCACCAAGGAAGCTGCTCTTGCGTACCTTGAGGAGCTTGACACCATGCTCTCCAACCTCATGCGTACCCCTGACGTACTCATGATGAACGCAGCTCAGTACACTAAGCTGAACGCACTGCTTCGTGTTGTCGGTCTTGGCACTGAGTCTAAGGAGACCGCTGGCAACGTTGTTAAGGCTTACAACGACATTGCAATTCATGAGGTCCGTGACGGCTCTATCACCGACGGCTCTATCTATGCTGCTTGCCTTGGCATGGACGGCTTCCACGGCATCACCCTCAAGGGTGACAACGCATTCACCGTTGCGCTTCCTGACTGGACCACTCCAGGTGCTGTCAAGAGCGTTGATGTTGAGTTCGTCTGTGGCGTTGCATTGAAGGCAACTAAGGCTGCTGGTGTCTTGAAGCCTAAGGCTGCTTAATGACAGTCCCAAGCCTTACATACGACTTCTACCGTAACACGTATAAAGGCTCTCTTGGCGAGGGTGAGCTAGACGCTCCCCTCGTCAAGGCTCAAGCACTGCTTGTCTCAATGACTGGTGAAGAGGTCCCTGAGAAGTACAGCGAGAAGTGGCTTCTTGCCCTCTGTGCACTATGCGACAGAGTGGCTGGCAAAGACACACGTGGAATGGTTAAGAGTGAGAGTGTCGGTAGTGTGTCCTACACCTACACAGACGCTCAAGCAAGCGTCTCTGACCTCTCCTGTGTATATCCCTTCTTAGTTGGTACAGGTCTTCTTTGGAGGGGTATCCGATGATTGCCTGGGATACTGTCACCGTCTGGCACAAGCGGGATAAGGGGTTTACGCGATCTATTTATCAACGTGTACACGTTGAAGAGAAGCTCGCTAATACCGCTTCAACCGTAGGACCACAAAATGCCAACGTGCTTAAGGTGTGGTTCTTCAGAGACCCAGGTCTCAAGGCTGGTGACTTCGTTATTCGTGGCATTAGCTCCGAGGAGAAACCAGTATCAGAAGCGCGTATGGTGCGCTCTGTAAACCCTTATTCCACTCATCACGAGACACATCATGTGGAGGTAGAAGCCAGATGAAAATGCGTGTGGTTGACGTTGATGTTGAACGTTGCAAAGACAAGGTGTCAAACGCTGTAGAAGCTGCCCTTGGCATTGTTGCTGAAAACGTACTGGCTGACTGTAAGACTTATGTCCCTTATGACTCAGGAGCTCTTCAAGGCTCTGGCACTACTCGTCAGACTGGTAATGCTGCCTACGTTGAATGGGGTGCAGGAGACGCAGCAGCTTATGCACGTGTCCAGTACTACTCAACGCACAACCACAATACGCTTCAAAATGCCTTGCACGCTCCTAATGCTTGTGATCACTGGTATGACCGTTGCGCAGGTGTTAGAGGTAATGCATGGCAGCAAATGTTCGCAAAAGTTCTTGGAGAGAAAGTTGGAGGGGCATGGTAGACATCGCTCAAAGTGTTACTGACTGGCTGAAAGACATTCTCACAGGTATTCCTGTTGAATATGGTCAGTTCCCTAATGGTACTGGTGCTGCACAAGCAATGCTTAAGGCTGCACCAGGTGAGCCATGGGTGCTTCATTATTGCTCTGGTGGTGGTATTAAGCAGTTCCCTTATGAGGTGTATCTGCAGACACGCCCATTAGACGAGCAGGAACGCATTGACGGTCTTGCCATGCTGCGTAAAGTCCAAGCTGCCATTGAAGCCGGTGGTGCACCAGAGGGCGTTGTTGTATATGCCCATGATGTCACCACACTGCCATCTCCCTTCAGTGTTGGTGAGGATGGAGTCGCAACCTACCAGCTTATCGCCCAAATCAAGTACAGGGTTTAACCCTTAAAGAAAGGAAGTATTATGCCAGAATCACCAGTTGCCACACAGCCAACAGAGACACAGCGCACACCTGTCTCTATTTATGAGATTCAGCACTGGATTAAGTTCCCAGGACAGACTAACTTCATCCGTGTAACCGAGACCACCAAAGCAGACCCAGAGCGTGAAGCTAAGTCCTACGAGCCAACCTATATTGACCGTAAGACCCAGCCTAAGTACAACCTAGGCAAGACTGACACCTTCAGTTTTGAGGTTGACGCCATGGGTCCTGGTGGCATTCAGAAGATTCTTGCAAGCTATGAGGATGTTTTAGACGTACCTGTTGAGTATGTCCGCACTTGCGGTTATGACTTCAAGGCAGGTAAGGCTTGCGAGAAGACCGCACTCGTTGCTAAGCACGCTAAGGCAACACTGAATGTCTCGCCATTCTCTGGCTCTGATATTGCGCCTATCAAGATTGCCTTCAAGGTCGCAATCACTGATGAGTACGAGTATGGCACCTTCAACTATGACACTGCAGCTTTTACCAAGGCTGCATAGACATAGTCCCCATTCCTCTCCTCTCTGGGGAAGCACCTGGCATATGCTGGGTGCTTTTTTATTTGGCGTTACCCGTGACACAAGATATGAGCCAAGGTAAACCCATAGAGAGGAACACTTATGGCACTGAAGAATTACAAGCTTGACGGCGCACCAACAGCAAAGGTGAAGATTGAGGGTAAGACTTACGACGTAGATCTAGGCAACATCACTTTTGTTGTAGAAGCTAACTCTTGGGCAAAGCGCTTGTCATCGTTTACAGGGCTCACAAATGATGAGGTAATGGATAACCTCACAACACTTGCAGATGAAGCACACAATATTGTTGCTTTTGCGCTTGGTGAGGAAGCTGCAGAGGAACTTATTGGTAAGGCAAACAGGCTCAACATCTACCGCTTGATGAAGATTATCTCAATTCTGACAGAGGTCTATTCAGCAAGCGACGCTGTGTCCAAGGTATCTGAGCTTATCACGCAAGAGAACTCCAGCATGGATGAGTAATTCATGTTTCTCGACTCGGTTATCAAGGGTGCTCCCGTCACAGTCGATGTGGCGGGAGTATCTGTACCCATTAAAAGTGGATTTAGGACCTCGCTCATCTACATGACGATGGATACAGAGAATAGTGCTGTTGCTAATGCGAGAACACTAAACCTTTTCTACGCTCAAAAAGGCGTGTTGCCAGACCAAGTGTCTAAGTACCCAGTAGAAGCTCTTCAGGCAGCGTCTGAGTGGGTTTCAGGGGCATTTGACACTATCTCCTACGGTGAGCAGTACAAGCGCATTCAGTATTACAGAAAGAAGAACTTTGACTGGCACTATGACGCTGGCATTGTGACTGCCGACTTCATGCGCATCTACTCAATAGACCTCACCAGCAAATCAACACAGCTCCACTGGTACACCTTCATCAACTTATATCTGGCACTCCTTGCTACTCCAGACACGCTCACAGGGCAAGCAGTGGCTGCAAGAAGCCCACTTGAAGGAGACACTACAAAGGAAGAAGAGCGTGCTCATGCTAGGCGTGCTCAAGCCTGGGCGTTACCTCCAACAGAAGATGAATTACGGGAGATGGCACTCCGTAACTTCTAACTTCTAGGAGGTCAATTTGGCAGATGGAAAAGTAGTCATTGAGATTCTAGGTGACTCTTCCAAGTTCGCCAGCGAAGTTTCCAAGCTAACTGATACGACTTCTAAAGCAATCTCAAGCCTTGGCAGTGGCTTTTCTAAAGCGGGCACCGTACTTACCGCTGCAGTTACCGCTCCCCTTGCCATTGCTGGTGTCAAGGCTGCTAGGTGGGCAAGTCAGACCGCAGCAAACGCTGAACAGGTAGACATTGCCTTTAATACCATGCTTGGTCCTGAGCGTGCCAAGAAAATGATTGCTGATCTAGTCGAGTTTGCTAAGACCACGCCATTTGAGATGGCAGGTCTTAATAAGGCAACTCAGCAGATGCTTGCCTATGGCTTTGCAGCTAATGACATCATTCCTATGCTTACAGACGTGGGTAATGCAACTGCTGCATTAGGTGCTGGTCAGCAAGGCATTGACGCTATTACTCGCGCTCTTGGTCAGATGCACGGCAAAGGCACTGCAGCTTCACAGGAAATGATGCAGCTTACTGAGGTTGGTATCCCTGCATGGGAGTACCTCGCAAAGGCACTACATACAGACGTTGCTGGCGCAATGGAAATGGTTACCAAGAAGGCAGTCAGTGCTGATGTCGCTATTGCAGCAATCAGAGCTGGTATGCAGGGGGACTTTGGCGGACTGATGATTAAGCAGTCCAGGACGCTTACTGGTGTGCTCTCAAACCTTTCTGACGCAGCAACCGCAACCATCATGAAGATGTATCAGACAGATGCATACAAGAAGATGACAGACGCGCTCTCCAAGCTGGCAGACCCAATTCAGAAGCTTGTTGAATCGCTTATGCCACTCTTTGAGCGTGGTATGGAAGCTCTCGCTTCTATGGCAACCAACGCAGCTAATGCAATCAATCAGATGTCAGCTTCAGACATTCAGACCATTGCAAAGTCTATTGGCATGCTTGCGGGCACTGGTCCTGCGCTTCTTGTCATTGGCAAGTCAATGGAGACCGCTGGCAAGATGCTTGGAGCATTCTCTAAGGCTTCCGGCGCTGTTGCAAGCGGTCTATCCATTATCAAGGGCATGGTTCCTAGCACACTCTCTACTGTTGCAGGTCTAAGTACAGGCTTTAAGTCACACTTTGGCGGGATTGCTGCAGTAGTCCAAGACAAACTGGAAACCGCAATTCTTTACGCTTGGGAGTTTAGAGACAGCCTTTTGAAGGCTTTTAGTAGCTCTATCACTTCTAAGCTTGGTGGTGTTGGCAATGCTATCGCTGGTGTTTTTGGTCCTGCACTAACAAGCTTAGGACCCAAGCTTCTAGGAGCAGTACAGCCAGCCATGGGCGTGGTTGCAAACCTTGCTTCTGGCTTTGGTAGCGCAACTGTGGTGCTTGGTGTGCTCTCAGTCGCTGCAGCGGTAGCTGGCACAGCCTTTGTCGCTATGGGTGGAGACATCACACAGGCAGCTTCAAATATTGCAAGTAATATCGTGGGTATTGCCGATACTATCCCAGGACTTGCTTCTCAAATCAGCTCAGTGCTTCCACAGGTGGCTTCTGGTCTTGCTTCTGCAGGTCCTACGCTGGCTCATGCCTTTGAGGTTCTCTTTGGACAGATGGGCGCAGCATGGCAACAGATTGCTCCAGGACTACTGGAAGCAGTTGGAGCTGCAGCCGGTGCAATCTGTGACATTCTCGTGGCTTCTGCGCCTTCCCTTATGGCAGGAGCAATGCAGGCGTTCACCTTTATCCTACAAGCACTCACTGAGGTTGCAGGACAGCTTGCAGAAGCAGCTCCACAGATCCTGCAAGGTCTTGTTGATGGCTTTGTTGCGAATGCTCCGGCTCTCTTTGAAGCAGCACAGGGGCTTTTCATGGGACTTGTTGACGGCGTTGTAGCAATCATCCCAGCACTAGCAGCAGCACTTCCACAAATTATTGATGTATTCATCTCAGGGCTTCCCGGCTTCGTTGGGACACTTCTTCAGGCTGCAGTGGACCTCTTTGTGGCAATCGTGAACGCTATCCCTGTCATTCTTCCAGGACTCATTGGCAACGTTGGCAACCTCATTGGCACCGTAGTGTCAAATCTCCCTGGCTTTATTGGAGCACTTCTGGGAGCAGCAGTAACGCTCTTTACAGCCATTGTCTCAGCAGTCCCTCAAATTATTGGCAGCTTGCTTGGAGCGGTCGGAAACCTACTCAACCAAGCAAAGAACGCAATTACAAGCTTTGACCTTGGCAGCGCAGGACGTGCATTCATTCAAGGCTTTGTAAATGGCGTATCTGGTCTTGCTGGCTGGGTAGTAGACCAAGTCTGTGGAGTATTTAACGGCGTTGTTGGCGCAGTAAAAGCACTTCTTGGCATTCACTCGCCTTCACGCGTCATGGCTGGTCTTGGTGGCTACACAGTTGACGGCTTTGTTGTTGGTATTGCAGGCGGTAAGCGAGACGTTTACAGGGCAGCACAAGACCTCGCAGAAGCTGCTCAGAGTGGCGTTGATGGATATGCGCTCAATGTTCCTATTAACAAACAAATGGATATGACTGCGTCTCTTGTAGCCAATGGCATCTATGCAGATACCAATCAAGCCATTGCAGATCTCTCAGCACAAATGGATGTCATGACTAAGCGCATTGAGGATGCATACGGCAAGCCTGTAAGAGTTGACGTGAACAATCGTGAGTTTGGTCGCATGGTAAGAGAGGTGAGCGCATAATGCGCACAGACATTAGATACACAACCTCTGACGGAAGCAAGTACATGGAGTTTGGAGGGGCTGATAAGTCCCTCCACTACATGGAACACGAACTCAGAGACTGGATGTGGTCGTACACATCAGGCAAGAACTCGAGCAGAATTACGTCATTCAGACGGCGTGACCATAAGCCAAAAACAATCAAGTTTCCTGTTGGTATCGCTACTGAAAGTGATGAAGAAGGCTTGGAGTTGCGCAACAGAATCATTGAGCTTGGCGAGAAGGACATCTTAAATCGCACTCCAGGAACACTCACGGTAGGCTCTTGGGGTATTCGCTGCTACATTATCGGTGGTGCGCCAACCAACTACTGGCTCTCAGACAAGTTCGCAGAGTTTGTTTTGACGCTTCTTGTCGAAGACCCTACATGGTTTAAGGCAACAACACTCTATTTCGAGCATGAGACAGCCGGTGCTGTTGCTGGCGTTAAGCCTGACTTTCCAAGAGACTTTCCCTTTGACCTTGTCCAGGGAAAGCCCGCTAAGTCATTCACTAGCCCCTCTAAGAGTGCTTCTCCTTGGCTTTGGCGTGTCTATGGTCCTGCAACTAACCCATACATCAGAATTGGCGAGAACCTGCACAAGGTAAACACCACTATTGCAGCTGGTGCATATCTTGAGGTTGACTCACAGAGTAAGACAGCTGTTGTGGTGCAGGATAACGGTACCCGTGAGAACGTCTACAAGTTCAGAGAGCGCGGAGCTCACGG